GTGTTGCTGGTCTGCTGACTGTTATGGTATGGTTATGGTTGGTGTTGTAAATATACTCCTCCTCCATACGCCGAGACTGTTCAGGTGTCAGCGTAGGTAAATCCTCAACCTTATCATTTGCCTTGTCAACGCTTTTGGGTTTGTCCATAAGTCCATCCTCAAACTTACCTTCCAAGTCTTTGAGGTAGGCATCAAGAAACTTGTTGGTCAACAGTTCACGAACACCGTGCGATACAGCGTCACGATACTTAGACCACATAGTAACCAACTCGTCCCTAGATAGTTCGTCTAGTTCGTAGTGACCGTAACGGTTCTTTGTGCCGTATGTTTGGATAGTTAGTCGTTGTTCCTCGGTCAAGTTGTGTAACTGTCCAGCGTACAGCCTGAGATGATTGTTCCAGTTGTTGTATGTCTCATCAAATGTTGTGCCAGTAGGATTGAGAATAGACGAACCGTGACCTGACGGTATGGTATGTGTAATGCCGTTAGCGTACATTCTGTAATGAGTTACAGTCTGATATTTATTATCGGACTGTGAATGTTCCAAAACCAAAGCCATCATTTTCTCGTTGATGCTTTGCTCTGCGTTCTGTGAGTAAATCCAAGAATCAGATAAGTTGTCCTCGGGTATGTCCATTGTTACTGTGATTGTGAATGATGTATTCATTTTTGTCATTTGTTTCTCCTATTGTTGTTCAGTCGTTGGCTTCGTTGATGGCGTCTTCAATACAGGACATACCCTCAGTGTTCAGGGCTTCCTCCATTTTGCGCCACGACCTTGATGCTTTGATGCGTTTCATCTCATCATCACCAATCTCGTCGTCACACATAAAGCGTATGTCGTCCTCTGTGAAAACAGAAACTTTCCAGTCAAACTTTCGGGCTAACGCCCACAGTAAGTCCAACGCTTCCGTGTTGTCGGTGATGAAATCAGTTATGTGTTCCATTTGTTTTTACCTCCTAGTAGTAATCGTAAGTAGAGTCGTAGTTGCCGACACTAAGGGCACGCTGAGTATCGTCCTGATACTTCTGCGCAATCCTAGCCTCGTCAAACCAATCTGTTGGTGTGTTTGTTGGTGGTGTCCACAGACACGAGCACAGCATACGGTCATTGTGACAGAACCAGCAGGTGTCACACTCGGGGCACAGTTCTGCTTCGTTCACATTGGCTTCGCAAACATACTCCACATGAGCGCATTTTGTACACTTCCACAGTTCGCCCCACACTTCCTCACCGTTCTCGTCAATGTAGGTACAATCCTCAACAAGTTCGCTGTTGTGTGAGTCAGCATAAGCAAACTCGTCTGCCTTGGTGACAGGTTTCCACGCACTACTAGACCAGCCACTAGTGTACATACCTGAACCTGAATAGGTGTAGGTGCTACGACCGTACTTGTATGAGTTGTTAGACCACCAAATGTCACCGTCCCAAGAACCCAGGTTCTCGTTGATGATAGTGTAGTCATTCTGTACAGCAGGGTTAGCAGATAGGAACACAAGTTTGGAACCAGCGGCAAACTTGGCTAGTTTCTTGCGTGCTTTCTTACTGTTGAGAGTAGACGCACCACCCCAAGCAGGGAACAGTTCCTCAGCAAAGATGCGTGTATCAGATTTACCGTTGCGTTCCTTGATGGGAAGCATACCGTTATGTCCGACAACACTCAGTTGGTCATTACCTAGACGGAATGGGTGACAGTTATCAACTGTCGTACCACCGTGGGTAGTGATGCGTGAATGGAACAGGGCTACACCCTGATACTTTTCTCGTTGCTCAAAGAACTCAGCGATGATTTTATCAGCGTTGAGTCCACTGTTGGTAATGATACGAGTACGGTCATGAATGGCGTAGCCGAAACCGTCAGGGTTATTAGCGGCGCTATTTTTTAGGTGCTCGTAGGTTGGTGTTGCGTATTCCTGTATGAAAGTCAAGAGGCACATTGCTCAGACTCCTTTCGTTGTTGCGTACTCGTCAAAGGCTAGGTATCCGTTGTCTCGTGTGAACTCACGGAACTTGTCCCAGTCGGTACTTGCTTTTATGTTTATGTTGTTGCGTGTCGCCACAGAGTAGTCAGCGACAGCATGTACGGCTTCCAACCGTGCTTTGAGTGTGCTAGGTCGTAGTGTGCCCTTGAAGAATCGTAACTCAATAGTGTTACGGTTCTGTAAGTTGAGAGCAACATAACGGTCTGCGTTGTAATGTACATAGTCACGACCACGCTTGTTAGCACCCTTGGCATAGTTCAGTAGACGAGTTGTTTCTGTACTGTCCCACTTGGCGTAACTGTTGTTGGTGCGACCAGCAATACGACCCCATTGTTCTGAGTTCTGATAGAACAAAGACATGAAGCGCCACAGTGAACTGGCACGGTCGGTAAAGAAACCAGCGTTGATGTGAACATGTAATCCACAACTGGTTGTCTGCGCAGAACGCATACCAATCTTGGCAAGTTCACGCAGGTTCTCATAGTCAAACTGTGACTCTAAGTATTTGCGTGTCATTGGATGCGACACCATCTCAAAACCGTCACTAAGTGAACCGTCATGTTTGAGGTAGCAAGTATCACCGTACAGTTGTTGTGCGAGTTCAGCACCCTCTTCAACATCACAGTCTACGGCTTCCATCTCTAACTCAAAACCAGTGACAGATACACGGCGTGGCTCGCTAGCCAAAGTGAGCGCACGACCAGCAGGTGACACAGTAAAGAACTGAACCTCAGGACGATACGAATAGTCATGAATAAGTCGGCTACGACATTCACGGTCGTGTTCACAGTCGGCACAGTCATCGTAACGATAGTACAAGTCGTGAGTATCACACCACGAATACTCGTGGAAACAATCACTACAAACAGAACGGTCACCGTTGATGAGTTCCAAGTCGTCGTTCACCATGAAGTCAGAACAGTCCTCACAGTATGAAAACTCCATCTCGTACGCCTCGGCAATCCAAAGAGAAGTGCCGTTGATGACGGAACGGTTTTCTGTTTCAGAGTCACACCCTGCTACTGAGTTGGTGATACGCACATCGTAAGATGAGTTTGTTCGTGGAATGAGCATAAGGTCATCACGCTCAAAGTAGTCGCCACTATAATGGCATTGGTATGTTGTGGTTGGCAGTTCGGTCATTACTCCGAGCCTTTCTTGTAAAGCCTGAACTTCGTCAGGTGATAATGGGGGAACACCAAAGATTGATGTAGTCATTAGTTTGCCTCCTAGGCAGTTGTGTTTTATTTGGTAGAAACTCGGACACGAGTCCGAGTTTGTGGATAGGTCGGGAAACCCTTGTGCTATAAGGGAAATCCGTTGATGTCGCACTCCTCTCTATTGAAAATTGGTGAGATACGCCACGCTAAGCCGACATTGTTGTCACGCTCAAACTCGTGTAAGTCACACTCGTCAACGAAAGTGACACGCTCGGTTTCTGTGTTGATACACATAAAGTACGCAGGTTTGAAACCAAACTTGCGTGCTCGGTCAATGACACGCACAAAGTCGTTGTCGTATGGTTTGTTGTTGCGTGAATCTCGTTGTTGTTTCATAATAGTTTCTTTCTGTTTGTATAAGCGATTAGTAATTATAGTCATCATCATCAAATGTGAACAAGTCATCATCATAAATGAACTCACGGAAACTAACGGCGTTGTCATAACGGCGTGAGTTCTCCAAGTCAAGACGGTCAATAGCATTCTCCATCAGGTAAATTATTCTGTTGCGAGCATACACTCGTAACGGAACAATAACTCGTAGATACATTTCGGTTCTCCAATGTAATTTCATTTTGTTTCTTTCTGTTATCTCATTGTTTTCACAAGAGAGTCAGGCACACGAACATTTCTATCCGTGTGCCCTGCTCAGGTGTGAACCCACTCGGACACGAGTCCGAGTTTGTTGTTAGCCAACTTGTGTGATGATGTCGTCCTCGTTGATGGCGTCAAACGAGATGACATTCTCCTCTGATGAGTCAATGACTGGCATCAGTGAGTCAAAAATGGCGAGGTATTGCTCGTCAATTGCTTTGGATGTTTCTGGTGACACGATAGTGCTCCTTTTATTTTTTCTTCATCATTGTGAGTGAAGAGTTGTGCCCACGAACGCCCCAGTCCGTGGACACTCACACCACTCACGGTGAGATTGTTTGTTAGATGTTTGCCATCACGAATGGTTTTACATTTTGGAGTTGTTCACACTTCTTAGCGAACAAATGACGAGCAGACAAAGCCTCATCAAGAGTCAAAGTAAAACACAACTGGTCTAACTTGTCATAAGCCCACACAGGACTCTCATTACGCCACTCACAAAGAGTGTGCTCCTCGGCAATCCTGATGATTGCCATTTGTAGTTTAGGTGACATTGTAAATGCCTTTCTATTTTGTTCTCTCTCGTTGTGAGTAGAGAGTCAGGCACACAGATAAAAACCTGTGTGCCCTCACAACACTCACGCTGTGAAACTCGGACACGAATCCGAGTTACTTGATACCAAGTGACTTGATGATGTCGTCACGAACCGACTTAGGGTAAGCAGCGAGACGCTTGCTTGCTTCTGCTCGTGTGAGCGTCACAGCAAGTGCTGGCATTGCTTTCTTGTCGTTGTTCTTGGCACGCTGACCAGCAGGCGCAAACTTTTTGAGGTTGCTAATGTCTGCGTAAGCATAACCCTGAGCCTTAGCCCAAACAGAATGAGCAGACTTGACTTTCGCAATCGTGCCATACTTTTTGACACAACGAGAAATAGCAGACAACACCTTGACAGTCTGAGCCTGAGGCAATACCGTTGTGATGTTTGGATTGACAGACAACGCTTCTGCGTAACGCTCAAAAGAACGAACACCAGACGCAATGAAATCGTCAAAGACTAAAAACCACGCTTCGTATTTGTCTGCGCTAGAACTAGCGAACAAGTCGCTTGCCTTGCGTAGAGAGTTTGTATTCCGTGCGTTGAGTACGCTTGCCTTGTTAGTGGTAATTGTATTGCTCCTTGTTAGGAACTCGGACACGAGTCCGAGTTTATTTTGTGTTTATCTGATAGCGTGCCACCCTAAGTGCTTTCACACGCCGTGGGGCTTCTTGCCCTACACACTAGGAAACCTCGGGGATAGAAGCGACAAGTGTCCTTGCCTGTATTGGGCTTCCACGCTGATACAGGTCGGGGGTGGGGGCATGGGGGGGTGCGCCCCATCATCGTATAGGGACTCATATAGTCCGTGGCGAGAGCGTTATCTTTTTATATGTTGCCCTATTTTTGTTAGGGGGGCCGCTTTGTTTTGTTGGTACTGGATTTGGCCGTTATTCTATAAGGGTTTTATAGGGGGTTTAGCAGTCCCATTTGCGTAGCGATAGTGCTTTGCGTGTTGGGCGTCCTTTTGAGTCTTTCATTGGGCCTGGCATGCCTCCCATGCGTGCACAGAACGACTTGCGTCGTGCTGCTGATTTGGGGGATTTGGCTGCTTGTTTGGCTGAGACTGGTGGTTTTAGGGTGCCGCCTGTTTGGGCTTTGTAGGATGCACGGCCTTTGGCGTTGAGTCCGCCTGCTGGGTTTTTGCCTTCGGCTCTTGTCCATGCTGGGGTTTTGGGGGTGGGTTTCTTTTTAGTGGCCATTGATTACCTCGATGTTTAGTATCCATCCTAGGGGGATGTGGTTTATGTCCCCTACTGTTTTGGGGGTGGTTTCTGTTTTGAAGATTGTGCCTGCCAACGTCAGATAGTGTTCTTGGCAGTCTTTCCAGTAGTGTCCTACGGTGGTGGCTACGGCTGTTTCGGGTTCGTATTCGTCTACTTCATGCCATCCTGAGTGGGGTGCGTATGCATCCCGCCAGGTGACTCGTAGTTCTTGCCATTCTGTGAGGTAGTCTAGATTCATGGTTTCCTGTCGGTTGTATAAGCGTTTACTGGAACGGGGCTACGCTTTGGCTCGCCCCGATGTATTAGCGATACTTGTCTAGAACCGCCTTTAGGGCGGTTTTCTGGCTTCCCCCCCTATAGTCCCCCCCATTCGTTACCTGAGAATGATTCTCACATATACAAGCCATGCCAGCCCTGTCTGGCTGGCTCCTAGGTAACAAAGTTGCCTATAGGGTATGAAAGAAGAATTGATTCTATCAGCACCCCAGCAGGCTTACCTAGATTGGCTCTGCACGCCCCCTATGGAACGCAATCCTGGTTCTAAGAACAAGATGGCTTTAGAGTTGGGCGTTGATGTTAAGACGCTTCGGCGTTGGGAGAAGAAACCTGTGTTTCGTGACCAGTGGCAGGACCGTGTGGATGATATCCAGGGTTCTCCTGAGCGTACTCAGGGTGTGTTGGATATGTTGTACACGAAGGCTATGGATGGCGATACGAAGTCTGCCCAGTTGTATCTTCAGGCTACGAACCGTATGGCTCCGCCTACGATTGAGGTTAAATCCGACCGTAAGGCTCAGGAATTGTCTGATGGTGAGTTGGATGAGTTGATTGGTGCTTTGGCTGCTCGTGAGAAGGAAACACGGTCTTTGCGGGTTGTGTGATGGATTTGGTTGTTTGCGAGACTTGTGGAGAGGAATTTCCTGCTAATTGGGGTGGGTGTCCTTTTTGTGATTCTGGTGAGCGTCCTGTTTTGAAGATGAGAGATAACGACTAGTTTTTTGTTATGGAATTAAATGAACTCCTAAATGAGAGGGAGTGGCGTCTTTGTCGTGGTCCTGACGATGCTTCTCCTAGCGACCTTGCTGATGCGTTTGAACATTTTTGTTCTACGTATTGGTTCATTAGGCATCCTGAGCGTGGACGTATTTTGTTTGAGATGCGTGAGGCGCAGGTTGAGACTGTGTATGCTTGGATTGCTAATCGTAACAGTATCGTCTTGAAGGCTCGTCAGATTGGGTTTTCTACGTTGGCTGCGGCTTTTGCTTTTTGGGAGGTGTTCTTTTGGCCTGACCGTTTTGAGGTTATGTTGAGCCGTACCGAGCGTGAGGCGGCTAAGTTGTTACAAAAATCTAAGTATGGGTATAAGATGTTGCCTGACTGGATGCGTCAACGGGGTCCTGGTTTGGTGTCGGATAATCAGTTGAAGATGGTGTTTAGTAATGAATCTGCTCTTGAGTCTCTTCCTAGTGGTAATGACCCTGCTCGTGGTGAATCCGTTTATCGTGTCTTTATTGATGAGATGGCGTTTCTTCCGAACTCTGAGGAAGCCTGGGCGTCTATTGAACCGATTGCCGATGTGGGTGGTCGTATTGTATGTTTATCCACCGCTAAGGGTGAGGGGAATATATTTCATAGGCTTTGGGTTGGGTCACAGACTGGGACGAATGATTTCAAAGGTATTTTCTTTCCTTGGTCGGCGGGTGACCGTGATGAGGAGTGGTACGAGGTAAAGAAGGCCCAACTGCCTGATTGGCAGTTAGCCCAGGAGTATCCTAGCGACCCTGAGGAGGCTTTTGTACGGTCGGGGCGACCTGTATTCGATTTGGATGTTTTGCGTGCTCTGGAGGCTTCTGAGCCTGACAGGGGCCATTTGTTTTATGGTGAGTGGATTGAGTTCCGTCGTGATGGTGGTCCTTTGGCTGTGTGGCAGGAACCTGAGTTGGGTACTGTTTATTGTATCGGTGCTGACGTCGCTGAAGGTTTAGGTCATGGTGACTATAGTGTGGCTCATGTTATCAACGCTCATACAGGTGATGTGGTTGCTGTATGGCATGGCCATATTGACCCTGACTTGTTTGGGTCTGATGTTTTGTTTGATTTGGGTGACTGGTATAATCATGCTTTGATTGGTGTGGAGTCTAACAACCATGGTTTAACCACGCTGAAGGCTTTGCAGCGTGTGGGTTATCGTAATATTTATCGTCAGCGTCGTTTGGCTCAGCGTTCTCCTCAGGCTACTGAGGTGTTGGGTTGGCGTACTACGGCTGCTTCTAAGCCGTTGGCTATTGACGAGTTGGCTAAGGCGTTGCGTGATGCTGATTTGGGTTTGATGGATGCTAATACTGTTGCTGAGTTACGAACGTTTGTTCGTGAAGAGAACGGTAAGATGCATGGTTCTCCTCATGACGACCGTGTTATGGCGTTGGCTATTGCTAATCAGATGTTGAAACATGTGTGGCTTCCTGAGTATACTCCTGATTTGTCTCCACCTAGGTATTCTTTTGCTTGGTGGGCGACTCAAGTGACACGTGAAAAGCCTGAAAAGTTTATTATTGGGTCGTTTAATACTCGTAGGTAACGATTTATTCTACTAGTATGACTGTTTTTGTATGTGATAGATGTGATTCCCGTTGGGTAGGCGACCAATTGCCTCCTCGTGGGTCTATTTGTTTTAGATGCCACGTTAAGACCGTGGACATCGGTTTCCGTCATGGTAAGGAAAACTTCCATGGTGCTACTATTCGTGAGAAGCAGAACAAGATTGTGTCGGATGCCGCTGCTAAGGGTATCAAGGCTGAACCTATAACTAATTGGATGTAACATGTCTTGGTGGGTTCCTATTGTCGTTGCTATTATTACTGGACCTATGGTTGTTATTTTACAGTTACTCCGTAGAGAAAACAGTAGCCAGCATGCCGAAGGCAGGGAACTTCTTAATCGGGTTTTATATAAAGTCGATGATGTCGGAACAAAAATTGACAACCATATCGGTTGGCACGAAGGGAAGGAACAGAAATGAATTCTATTTTAACTAAAACACAGCAGGCGGCACTTCACTCGTATTTGCGTTCTGTGCTTGCAACCACTATCGCTGCTGTTATGGCTGGGGCTAAAGACTGGTCCAGCATTGGGGCTGCTTTCATTGCAGCCGCATTGCCACCTATCATGCGCTATTTGAATCCTAACGATTCAGGGTTTGGTGTAGGGTCTAAGTAATGGCTCGTCCAGCGAATCGTGACGTTCTAGCGTCTTACCGTAAAAAGATTGACCATTCCCGTAAATGGCGTAAGGAAGAGAAGTACGACAAACTTTGGCGTCGCATGATTGACCTTTACAAGGGTAAGCATTACCTCCAGGTTTCTGAAGAGGACAGAATGCTTGTAAACGTCTGTTTTGCTACTATCAACGTTATTGGTCCTAGCGTGGCTGTTAACCACCCTAAGATTACGGTGGGTGCACGCAAGGCTGAAGATGGCGATAAAGCCATCATCACGGAAGCAATTATTAACTATTGGTGGCGTCATTATGATTGCCAGAAGCAGATGCGTCGTGCTGTTGACGACTATCTGATTCTTGGTCATGGCTGGCTTAAAACTGGTTATCGTTTTATTGAAGAAGAAAAACTTGTTAAGGCACAGGCTGATGATGAAGGCGAATACACAGACCCAACCCAGGGTATGTCTTTGGAGAGCCAGTTGGTTGTTGTTGAGGACCGTCCTTTTGTTGAGCGTGTCTCACCGTTTGATGTTTTTATAGACCCTGATGCTACCAGCATTGATGATGCCAAATGGATTGCACAGCGTGTGCGTCGCCCTATGGTTGACGTCAAGAATGACCCTAAGTATAACCGTCGTGCACGGGAAGACTGCCAGGCTTCGCATTACAGCAAATGGTCCGAAGATGATGGTAAGGCTAGAATGTCACGTAAAGAAGAAGATGGCTATGTTGACGTGTGGGAATTTTATGATATCCGTCGTCAAATCATGGCTGTGTTTTGTGACGGTGGGGATAACTTCCTGATTAACCCACATAAGATGCCATACGCTTTTGGTCATCCTTTTGTTATGCTACGCAACTATGATGTTCCCGAGCATTTCTACCCTATGGGTGAACTAGAAGCAATTGAGCCTTTGCAATATGAATTGAACGAAACACGTACACAGATGATGAACCATCGTAAGCGTTTCGCCCGTAAATGGTTGTATCGTGAATCAGCGTTTGACCAGGATGGTCGTGCAGCGTTGGAGTCTGATGAGGACAACGTTATGGTGCCTGTAGTGTCGGATGAACCTATTGCTGGTGTTGTTTCTTCAATGCCTGCAATTGTTAACCCACCTGAACTGTATACTATTTCTGGTACTATCACACAAGACATTGACCGTATCAGTGGTGTTGCTGAGTTTATGCGTGGCGGTTCATCGGAGATTAGCCGTACTGCTACAGAGTCGGCTATGATGCAGGATGCTATGAATGCTCGTACTTCAGACAAACTGGCTGAAGTTGAGCGTGCTATTGCTTCTGCGGCTAAACGTCTTGTTGGGCTTGCACAGCAGTTTATGACTGGTGAGCAGGTTGCTCGTGTTGTCGGTTCGGGTGCTATGCCTATTTGGGTTAATTTTGACCGTGACTATATTCAGGGGGAGTTTGATTTTGAAGTTGAGGCTGGTTCTACGCAACCTGTCAATGAATCTTTCCGTCGCCAGATGGCACTACAGATGGTTGATGCTATGGCACCGTTTGTTGGCGCAGGTGTTGTGGATATGGCGGCGTTAGCACGTCATGTATTGCAATTCGGTTTTGGTGTTAAATCACCTGAAGCGTTCTTGGCTCAACCTGCACCTATGGGACCTATGGGTCCTGATGGTCAACCCATGCAAGGCCCACCTCCTGGTGGTCCTGAAATGGGTGGCGCACCGATGCCAGACATGGGGCAAGCGCCTCCTGCTGGTGGTATGCCGATGCCAAGTTCTATTCCACCACAGGTGTTGGCTGCTATTGCCAACCAAACTGGTGGTTTACCAAACACACAAATGTAACGAAACAACTACTACTATAGAGCAACCATTTTGGACTCTGGAGAATTATGGATACTGAAAATTTTGATGCTGAAGCATTTGACCCCATCGATTATGATGGACAAGTTGAAAGCGGAGGTGATGTTTCTTTCGATGAAGCACCGATTGATTATTTCAATGTTGACGAATACGCTGACAAATATGTCAAAGTAACCGTTGATGGCGAAGAACTTGAAGTGCCACTTAAAGAAGCGGTTTCTGGATATCAACGTCAAGCGGATTATACCCGCAAGACACAACAACTGGCTGATGAGCGTCGTGGCGTTCAGTTTGCATCGGCAATCCAACAAGCGTTGGACAATGACCCAAATGCAACTATTGAACTATTGAAGTCTCATTATGGTTTGGACCAACAGGATTCCTTTGATGAAGAGGATGATTTGTGGGCAGACCCGATGGAAAAGCAATACCGTCAACTCGAGAATCGTCTGAAGTCCTTTGAGGAACAACAGGCTATGAACGAGTTGGAACGTAATATTGGTTCTCTTCAGCAAAAATACGGTGAAGATTTTGACGCTAATGAAGTCGTTTCGTTGGCACTAGCAAGGGGAACAACCGATTTAGAATCGGTTTACAAGCAAGTGGCATTTGATAGACTTTACAGTGGAGAACAGGCTCGTCGTCAGGTACAATCACAACGTACACAGCAGGAACAACAAATTGTTCAGGCTAAGCGTTCTAGTGGTATTGTGGCTGGTGGTTCGTCTGCTCAAGGTACATCCGTAGATTCACAACCAATCACTAATTTACGGGATGCTTTTGCTGCTGCTAAACAGCAGTTGGGTATTTCATAATATTTCCTAGGAGGAATTCAAATGTCGAACCCGAACTATAACGCACTACTCTCAACTACGCTTGCGAACTATCGTGACAAGTTGACCGACAACGTGTTTACTGCACGTCCACTCACATATTGGCTTATGGACAAGGGCCGTATCCGCACCGAATCGGGTGGTACGAAAATTGTTGAGCAATTGATTTACGGTCAGAACGGCACTGTTAGTTCGTATGAAGATTACGAAACACTGAGCCTTACACCACAAACTGGTATTTCGGCTGCCGAATACGATTGGAAGCAATATGGTGCTTCAATCGCTATCAGCGGTATTGAAGAAGCCAAGAACAACGGCGAGCATGCTATTATTAACTTGCTTGAGGCTAAGATTATGCAGGCTGAAGAGTCCATGCGTGAAGGCTTTAACCAAATGTTCTTTGCTGATGGCACAGGCAACTCTGGTAAAAACTGGAACGGTCTTGGTAACCTTGTTGAGTCAGGTAACACCGTTGGTGGTATTAACTCTGCTACAGCAGGTAACGAATACTGGCGTTCATACGAGGAGAACACCGCTGGTGCTTTGACTCTTCTTCAGATGGCGACTGCTTATAACAGCACCTCTGTTGGTAACGACCATCCTGACGTTATCCTTACAACTCAAACATTGTTTGAAAAGTATGAATCACTTCTGCAACCACAGTTGCGTTACACTGATACAAAGACGGCAGATGCTGGTTTCCAGAACCTTCTGTTCAAGTCTGCGCCTATCATGTACGACACACACTGTACAGCAGGTGTTATGTACTTCTTGAACTCTAAGTACATCAAACTTGTTGGTCACTCTGACAAGTGGTTTGCACAGACCGATTTCGTTCGCCCTGAGAACCAGGACGCACGTTTCGCTCTTATCATGTGCTACGGTAACCTTGTTGTTTCTAACCGTAAGAAGCAAGGTAAGTTGACCGCAAAGACTGCCTAGTCAGTTTGTCAATTGATTTGGGGGGCTACGGCCCCCCATTTCTACCCCAACACATTAAGGAGTTGTAATGCCAAAAGTAGGAAAGAAAACTTTTCCGTACACCAAGGCTGGAATGAAAGACGCTAAAATGGCGGCTAAGCATGAAAAGTCAGAGATGAAAAAAGAGTATGGTTCTAAAGGTATGAAACCATCTTCGTATCCATCCAAGAAAAAGGTAAAGAAGTAACGAACTCTCCATAGGGTATGAGTAAACAACTTGCCCACACCCTATATGGAGAACCTGTAAGTGGTTCCCGACCTGCCGCTTCGGCAGTCGGGAGCAAACTTGCGCCTGGAAGCGGACCGTACATCGGCCGTAACCGTTGTATCGCCAACAGCGATACTTGTGAAGGACCCAAAGCCAAGCAAACCGACTACTGTATCGGTCATTTGCGTACTATGGCTAAGGAACAGAAGGAGAACGAATGAGTACAACACAGGAACTGATTACGTTCGTTAGAGACATCACCGATTTAGACGAGGCAGATTTGCCGTCGTCTCTTGTTGTTTCTTACCTTAAAGATGGGTTTCAACGTATCATAAATCTTGAGCGTCGCTGGCCGTTTCTTGAAACTACCTACACATTGTCGACCGTTGCTGAACAACGTGACTATGCCACCAGTTCTATCGGGTCTGGAGACTTGCGTGAGGTCACCAGTGTTTTGGATAACTCTACCAGTGGTAACCGTCTTAGTTTAATTTCTATTGATGAGGCTGAAGCCGTATGGCATGGCTCGTTTGATACTCCTACTCGTCCTTTGTTTTATGCAGAGTGGGGAGATGTTATTAAGTTGTATCCTAAGCCTGATACTGTGTATCCGTTGACGGTTCGTGGATACCGCAAGGCTAGTTACACTTGGACCAGCAACCTTAACTTAGAAGTTGATTGCGATGAGCGTCTGCATAACGCCATCGCATACTATGCTGTGGCGCAAGCCTACAAGAGGCAGGAAGACCCTGAGTTGTCTAACGTGTATAAGCAGTCGTTTGATGAGGCTGTTATGTTGGCCCGTAAAGAGTTGATGCGTGCCAACGGTCATCGCCCTATGGTGATGTCTAGAGGTTTTGTGCGTCCTAGTGAGAAGTATTGGCTTGAATCTTTGGGTAGAACGCTAGGTCAATAATGTCTACAATGCGTGTTTTTCGTCAGGATGATTTTACTGGTGGGCTTAATCTTAGGGCCGACCAGTTTCAACTCGCCCCGAATGAATCGCCACGTATGTTGAATGTTGAGATTGACCCTCGTGGTGGTGTCTTTAGTCGTGGCGCTATGCGCCGTATTAATACTAGTCCTGTTTCTGGTGCTTGGCGTCCTAAGAATCTTCTTCCGTTTTATACGGGAACTAATTCTTATGTTATGTTGTCAACTGGGTATATTGTTGGTAGTGGTGGAGATGTGTATTATTCTACTGGTGGCAACTTCAGTTCTTTAAGCATCCCTGTCAGTGCACGGGATGGTGCTAGTTTTGCACCATGGGGTGACACTCTCTATATTGCTACTGGCTCCGATACTGTGTCATACAAATGGAACGGCACATCCACAACTGCTTTGACTGCTTCGGGACCTGCATGGCAGGAATCATATACTACTGGTTTGTCGGGTGTTCATTTTCCCAAGGCTAAGCATACTGTTACGCACGCAGGTAAAGTGTTTGTTGCTAATACATCCGAGAACGGTGTTGCTCGTCCCAATATTGTTAGGTGGTCGCATCCTAACAGTCCTGGCAACTGGGCTGCTAATGACTTTATTGAAATAAATGACGGTGGAGCAGAAATTACTGCGTTGGCTGTTTACGCTGGTCACCTGTTGGTGTTTAAGCGTGATTCTGTTTATGCAATATTTGGTTATGATTCTGACACTTTCCAGGTTGTCGAAATTTCTCGTACCGTTGGTGCAGCAACACCGCATGCTGTGACAACAACTGAACGTGGTGTTTATTTCTTTTCATATCCTGAAGGTTTGATGTATTACGATGGTAAGTCGTTGCGTGACATTTTTGAACCTATTCGTCCTGCTATTATAAACAACAGTATTAACGCCAGTATTGCTACACAGGTTTTTGTTAACAACATTAACCGTCGTATTTGGGTTTCTGTTCCTTACAGTGAAACAGCATCAGAAACTATTTCTACTGCTTCTTTTATTTTTGACCCAACTATTGGTAATGGTGCTTGGCTGTTGTTTTCAACAGCAGACAATCGTGGATTAAACGGTGGTTGTGATTTTATTGAACCATCTTTAGGGACAATCAAACATTTGGGTGTTCATTCTACTGAACCTTATGTTTTATCTGTTGATGAATACAATAATTCTTACGACAATATTACAGGAACTAACTATCAGTTTACTGCTCGTTACCGTACACGCTGGATGGATGGCGGGTCGTATTCTCAAAAGAAAATGTTTCGACGTCCCGAGGTTGTTGTTAAACAGCAAAACGTTCAGGGTGGTTTAATTGTTAAAGCATACGCCGATTATGAAGAGGCGGATAACGGTGAAATTAAACAGTATACTTTGACTATTCCTAGTTCAGGTTTAGGTATGGTTTGGGGTACTGCTCTTTGGAATGCAGCCAATTGGGGTGCGCCTAACTCGGGTTCTCAACTTATTACTGGACGCAGTATTGGTCTTGCCAAGACTATACAGTTAGAGTTTACAGGTCCTGTTGGTACTGCTTGGGGTATCAATAGTTTTACGTTAAAATACAATCCTAGGAGGGTTACAGCATAATGGCTACTTTAAATATTCCAAACAGTTTCACAAACGGCTACGTTGCAAACGCTAACGAGGTTAACGCTAACTTTCAAAGTGTTAAAACTTTTGCTGAAACTCAGGTTCTTCAGTCCGACACTAAAACAGTGTTTTTGGCTCCTGTTGGTTCTATAACTATGTATACTGGTGCTTCGGCACCAGCAGGCTGGCTGTTGTGTGATGGTGTTGCTAGCACTGCTTCTTATCCTGCGCTTGCTGCGCTGGTGGGTGCTACGACGCCTAACTTGCAAAGCCGTTTCCCTATTGGTATGGGGGCTTTGGCTGTGAAAAGCACTGGTGGTTCTGCTACTATTACTCAAGCAAATCTTCCAAGCCATACCCACACGTTTAGTGCTACTTCTACTGGTATGTCGGCTAACGCCACATTAGGTCATACTGTCAATGACCCTTCCCATGGTCATATCATTAACTCAACAGACATTTCTCATATACATTACAATGCTGCTGAAGGAACTACTTCAACTGCACATACACATAACGATTCTGGTAATGCTGGAAGCATCAATACTGGTTCTGGTCAAACAACTGGTACGGACACAACAGACGGAATGACGGCTGGTGAATTCCACTCGCATACTGGTCAAGCAGCAACCACAGGCATTAGCGTCAACAACCACGATGTATCCCACACCCATGACGTTTCAGGAACTACTAACGGTGGAACTGGTGGTGGAACCGCCTACTATCAACCATACTATGTAGTAAACTTCATTATTAAGCACGACTAATGCCTATTGAAACCCCAAGAGATAAACCAGAGTTGCAGATTTGGACTGCACCCCTGATGGAAGCACTCCGTTCTTCGGATGCTTCCACTCTTCAGCATATCTTCACTTCACTAAAGGAGTATCTGCGTGGGGTTCAAACAACCATCAGTTCAAACTATTACAACTTAAATATTGGTTCCGTATCGGTGGGTACAGCGGCTGCTAGTATCACTGGTACGTTTCCGAATCAAAACTTAAATCTTGTTTTACAAACTGGACCTGCTGGGCCGACTGGCCCTACAGGCCCGCAAGGTATCCCTGGGTATTCTATTTTAAATATTGACGGTGGGGCACCTGATTCTATTTATGGTGGTATACCTGTTATTGATTGTGGGAGTATATAATGGCTATTATTGTTCAATACCGTCGTGGCACAGCCGCACAATGGACCAGCACTAATCCTGTATTAGCGATTGGCGAACCTGGTTATGAAACTGATACAGGCAAGTTTAAGGTTGGTAACGGTGTGCAAACGTGGAGTTTGCTTCCGTATTCTAGTGGTGCTGTAGGTCCGACTGGTCCGACTGGCGCTACAGGCGCAACAGGAGTGCAGGGTCCACAAGGTATTCAGGGTATAACTGGTGCTACAGGGGCAACTGGTGCTACTGGTCCTATTGGTCCTACTGGCTTGACTGGTCCTACGGGTCCTACAGGCGCTACAGGAGCCACTGGGGCGGTCGGAGCGACAGGTCCGACTGGTCCACAAGGCCCGACAGGTTTAACGGGCGCTACGGGGCTTACAGGACCCCAGGGACCGACTGGAGCCACAGGTCCTGCTGGTCCTACTGGTGCTGCTGGCAACAACGGTCTAGATGGTGACCGTTACCACACTACGTCTACGACATCTTTGACTATTGCTAGTAATGGAAACATAACTTTATATACGGTTGATTTGCATCTAGATTATTCGGCGGCTCAAACTGTTATTATTGCTTACGACTTAGCCAACCACATGCATGGTGAGGTTGTTTCCTACAATGCTTCTACTGGTGCTTTGGTTGTTGATTTAAAGAATAAAACTGGTAGTGGTACTTATTCTGCTTGGACAATCAACCTTAATGGTGCTGTTGGTATTCAGGGAGCAACTGGCGCAACAGGCGCTACTGGCGCTACTGGTGCGCAAGGTCCTCAAGGTATCCAGGGTATTCAGGGGGAAACTGGTTTGACTGGTGCTACAGGTCCTGTTGGTCCTACTGGTGCTACTGGTGCTACTGGTGCTATTGGACCGACTGGTGCTGGCGTTCCTGTAGGTGGCACCATCGGACAAATACTATCTAAAATTGATAGCACCGACTACAATACGCAGTGGATTACAAACAATCCTGCTACAACATTAAATGACCTTACTGATGTAACGATAACCACTCCAAGTAGTGGTCAAATTGTGTCCTATAATGGTTCACAATGGGTTAATTCTGTAGCACCAGAAACTGGTACTAGCACACAGAAAGGTAACAATACAATGGTTTACGCAATGATGAGTATGGAGTTTTAATGGCTGCTGGTGATGTATTCCCGAAAATGTTGAGCGTACCTACACAGGTGGGTACTTCTACTACGACGTTGTTTACGGTGCCTTCGGGTCATCAGTACAC